CCTGCTGACGAACCATTCTGATTCGTTAACAACTAATTAGTTAGAAGCCCCCATTAAGTTCTGGCAGAGACCCGAACATGGGGGCTTTTGATTATTATGCTCGCTTCGCTCGCACCCCCGCGTCCCCAGGACGCGAGGGCCCCGTTATTTTGGATCAATAGATGAGTACAGAACACAGAAAAGCTCCAAGAAAGAAAATCTTAGAGATACGCAAAACTGGCACATGGGGAAATGTGCAGTACGTTCATATACTTGAGTGCGGGCATTCAGAGAACAGAGCCCGTGCTTCATCTGCAAAAGAACTTGCTTGCGTGATGTGTCTGCGCATGAAAGCAAAAGAGATAGAGATGACTTCTCTCTCAAATCCATCGGTATTCGATGAAAGCTATGACACAAATGTAAACATAAAAGAAACTCGTGCACAAATGATTCGTGCAGGGATTGCATCAAGTTTAAAAATATCTCACGAAGCGATAGATGTTGTCATGAGAGATGTAAATGGAAATTTAGAAATTTCTTCTGTTGTCCTCTTTCTTTCTGCAACTGAAGCCTCTAGGATTGCGGGACTCGCGAAGTGAAAGGACCTCTCGATGACCGAAGGAATAATGCCACCAGAAGGTGGAGCCTGCAAAGGAAAGCCCGTTGAATGGTGGTTTCCAGTAAAGCTTCCATCAATGAATAGAGCACAAGTTGCCGGCTTGAAAGCAACTACTGCAGAAGCATTGAAGATTTGTGAAGGATGCTCAGTAAAAGATCCTTGTCTCGACTACTCACTTGAGTGGGAGCCCATGGGAATTTGGGGTGGTTACGCAGAAGGCGAACGACACTACATACGTAAAGAACGAAACCTAAAACTCATGCGCGACGCCCGTGTGCTATTTGAGGGACAAACAATTCGTCAGATCCGCAAAGAGGTTGAGCAGCAAAAGAAAATGATGCAGGCGAATGGCTAATCACGTTCCCATTCACGTAGACAATGTGCTCGGTCGTCTTGACGGCGTGCGCCCAAACGGATCCGGATGGCAAGCTCAATGCCCGTGTCGTAATGATGATGACAACCCGTCACTGTCTGTGGGTATAGGCCAAGAGGGTCAAGTACTTTTCTTCTGCCAACGAGCAGGTGGATGCGATGCACAAGAGGTCTGTTCGTCTCTCAGCCTACGCATGAAAGATTTATGGCCAGAATCCGGTGCTGATACATATGTCCCGCCTTTGCGGCCAAAGACCAATAGGGTAGATGTCGACATGCCTTCTGAACCCAAAGAGCCCGATAAGTGGAAAGAGGTTGAGACCTACGACTACACGGACAGATATGGCACATTGCTTTTTCAGAAAGTGCGCCTCGTAAATCAACACGGAAAGAAATCGTTCCGTCAGAGGAAGCCCGATGGCAATGGCGGTTGGGACTACAAAGTATGGACCTACGAAGATGGAGAAAAAACTGGTCCACCTCAGGTTTTGTACAACTTCCCTGCTGTGGTACAGGCTGTAAATAACAACATACCCGTATGGGTTGTTGAGGGCGAGAAAGACGCAAACACTCTCATCCGTTTGGGTTACGTAGCGACAACCATGACCGGTGGCGCTGGTAATGGAAAGTGGCTTGAGCTACACACGCTCGCACTTATGGGTGCAACGGTAGAAGTAATCGCAGATAACGACGAACCTGGTCGGCTTCACGCAGACAACATTAAGAACGACCTTGAAAAAGCGGGATGCGATGTGCAGGTCTGGATTTCTGAAACACACAAGGATATTACGGACCACTTGAGCGCTGGTAATGCGATGGACGACTTAGTCCCCATTGAGGAGTACGGCAGCGGAATGGTTCCAGTTGCAGAGGCTTCCGTTGAAGAGGTTGAAGCACAGTCCCCGTCAACCCGTGCCATTACTGACCTACGTGCCTTATTGGAAGACGAGACGCTTTCTGACGCACAAAAGATTGCCAAGTCAAACAGGTTGCTGTCAAACGCATTTACTGACATACCACTTGACGCTGGTCGCTTGGTTGTTTGGGAAGAATTCCTTAAAGAAGCAGAGTCTGATACCTATGACTGGGCAATACCGGGACTTCTTGAACGTGGTGAGCGCGTGATCGTGGTCGCCGCTGAAGGTGTTGGTAAAACAATGCTTGCACGACAAGTCGCAATCCTTGCATCTGCTGGAATGCACCCGTTTACCTTTCAGAAGATTGAACCAGTAAAGACACTTACGATCGACCTTGAAAACCCTGAGCGAATTATTAGGCGCGCATCACGCAAGATCATGAGCGAAGCAATGAAGGCTGGTTACATACGCAACCCACAAGCGCATCTATTAACCAAACCATCAGGACTTGATTTAATGAAGCAAGAGGACCGTGCAATCCTTGAGCGAGCGATAGATGAAGTCAGACCGCAATTGCTGTGTATCGGACCTTTGTATAAAGCGTTCGTTGACCCAGGTGGTAGAACATCAGAATCTATTGCAGTGGAAGTTGCTAAGTACTTAGACTCGCTGCGAACCATCTACAACTGTGCGATGTGGATTGAACACCACGCCCCACTCGGCACTTCGATTACTTCTCGTGACTTGCGCCCATTCGGTTCTGCAGTATGGTCTCGTTGGCCTGAATTCGGAATCTCTTTACAGCCAGACCCAACAGCAGGTGGTGCCTATGTGTACGATGTGCGTCACTTCCGTGGTGCCCGTGATGAACGCCCGTGGCCTACGAAAATGCGACGTGGGCTTAGATTCCCGTTTGAGGTGTTAGATTATATGAAGGTAACAACATGAGCGACGCTGGCGGAAAAGCCCTAACAAGAGAGTTTCTCTCTGAACGAGATATGCGCATATTCAAGATGCGGCAATCTGGCGTGTCAGTGGCGGAGATTGCCAGAAGATTTAGCCTGTCTACCAGCGTTGTCAACAAGGCCGTACAGCGCACTTTAGAGAAGATGAACCGCGAAGCCCTACTCGCGTACCCAGAGGTCCTTAGAATGGAACTGGAGCGCTTAGACGCCCTTCAGGCAGCTATCTGGCCCATGACTCAGCACAGAAGAGAAGTAATGGATGACGGAACCGAGGTTCTGCATGAACCAGACCTCAAAGCAATCCAGCAAGTTCTATTAATTGGTGACAGGCGATCCAAGCTTTTGGGCATGGAGCAGCAAAGCGTGAACGTAAAGGTGAACGTTGAAGGTGAAGTAGGCGTGAAAGCGACACTTGCAGGTGCTCCTGGACTGACACCCGTATCCGCATTTAGCCCTGAAACGGAAGCCCGCAAGCTTCTTGAACTAATGGGCATATCCGGAGTGTTGCCAGCGGCAACGGTAAAAGAACTACTAGGTGAAGAAGACATCGTCGACGCTGAAGTAGTATCTGAGAACGCTATTGCAATTGAAGAGAAGGTTGAGGAAGATGGAATCTGAAACAAACATGGAAGGCAACTGCAACATTCGTGCTGCCATGGATAAGGCTGCTGAGACAATGACGCCAACCCGTAGAACGATTGCCAAAGAGGGTGATGCTCCCGTAGGCGCACAACAGTTGATCCGTTGCACCGAAGAAGAGAAGGACAACTGGAAGACTGTCGCTGCCAATGAAGGAATCTCCGTATCTGAATGGATACGTAACCTCTTGAATAAGGAAGCGCTTAAGAAGCTTGTATGTCAACACCCGGCGGAGATGCGAAAGTCATACCCGTGGTCTGAAAAGTGCAATGCTTGCGGTGAGAGAATCAGATAGCACTTATCTAATTTAGAGATACATGCACAACTAGCAATCTCTTAATAAGTTTGCTGCCATACTGATTGCATGAAAACGCTAATCACATTCTTTGTACTTGTAATACCAGCAATCTCCATCATGCATCACTTCGTTATGAAGTCCGTGGAGAGCTATGACGGATACGGCGATCGCTCGCATCAAACCCGTAGATTCGATCAGATCTCATTTGAGACCTACATGCGTGAACAGGGTCAGCGCGTAGGCAAGTAACTGATCAGGTTAGGACTTCTTTTGATTCCTGTATCTGTCTAGAAGCCTTCTGCCCTTAGCTGCAAGAGCAGCAGCATCTTCAGCATTTTGAGGAACAGGCTCACCCCAAGCAGCCGCTGATAAAGCAAGTCTTGTGGCTTTGCCATTTTCGTCCTTCATAGGGCCCGATGGGTTGGTGAAGAACCTTGTCAAGAACGAACCCTTGCGACGCATCTTTTCTGGTGTGTCAGCAGGACCCATGACACCCGGTTTGAGATTTGATCCTTGAGTGCGCTTAAAGTACTTGCGACCCGCAGCAGTAAGACCGCCA